ATGGCTAGAACGGTAAAGCAACTTAATGTAAAGTCGATAGATAATGCAAAAGGCAAAGATAAACCTTACACGCTCACGGACGGCAATGGGCTATTTCTTCTTGTTCAGCCCAGTGGGTCGAAAACTTGGCAATTTAACTACTTCAAGCCGGTTACAAAGAAAAGAGTTAAGTTCAGTTTAGGGGCATATCCTACAATTTCTTTAAGTGATGCTCGGACTAAGCGCGAAGAGTACCGTGCCTTGCTTGCTCAAGGGATAGATCCACAGGAACGCAATAGACAAGCGCAACAAGTCGTCAATGAACAAGTTAGAAATACGTTCCTTGCTATAGCTGAAAAATGGAAAGAAAAAAAAGCCACCGAGATTGAGCCGCTAACATTAAAAAAGAACTGGCGCAGATTGGAAACTTATGTTTTTCCAACTTTAGGGAATATGCCCGTTATTGACATTCTTCCTAATGTTGTGATTGAAATGTTAGAACCGTTAAATAAACAAGGTAAAGGCGATACATTAAAACGCATTATTCGGTTGATTAATGAGATTTTAAACTATGCAGTTAATTATGGTTTACTGCCGTTTAATCCTTGTCTAAATGTAAATGCGGTGTTTAATTTTGGCAAAAATGAGAATAATCCTACAATCAGCCCGGAAGAATTGCCGGCATTGCTGCGAAAAATTCAACACTCAAAATTATCACTATTTACCCGTTGTTTACTCCGCTTTCAATTATTGACAATGACCCGTCCGGCTGAAGCCAGTAATGCAGAATGGGCGGAAATAGATTTAGATAAAAAAGAGTGGTTGATACCACCTGAAAAAATGAAAACAAGAAAGGCGCATAGAGTACCTTTATCAAGACAATCTCTTGAAGTGTTAGTGATTATGTATGAATTTACAAATAATGCTCAATATGTTTTTCAAAGTGCCAGAGCGCGTGATAAACCAATGAATAGTCAAACGGCAAATAAAGCCCTTGTTGATTTAGGCTATAAAAATAAATTGACCGCCCACGGTTTACGATCTATTGCCAGTACTTACCTTAATGAAAAATTGATTAATTATGATGTCATTGAGGCTTGTTTATCTCACGGCATAAAAGATCAGGTAAGAAAAGCTTACAACCGATCAGATTATTTTGAAGAGAGAAAAACCGTGATGCAACTTTGGGGCGATTATGTAGAACAATGCGAACGTTAAAAGTAATGTGTGTGGAAAATTTTATAAAAAGGTGTTCACCTGTTCACCTTTGATAATTTTCTTTTTAAATCAATGTGTTATGGGTGAATAAGTAAATAGGGGGTTCAACACGACTATTCACCTATTCACCAGATATGAAAAAGGGGCTTTAGCCCCTTTATCCTCGCTTCATAAATTGTTCGTAAAAGTCTGAATAATTCTTAAAATAAACATTCGTTCTGAATCCTTCCTTGGTTCTTTTTTTATTAAATTCAAGCGCGTTTTTGTGCTGCGCTAATCCTTGTCTTAAGGCATTTGCGAAGTTATTGATGGTCAGGACGTTTGTTATTCCGCACGCATCTACAAAGGTTAAATAAGCAGGGTAAAGATGGGTCTTTTCCTTGCCTATCATCTTGGCGTTTCCCATAAACAAGCCGTCAACCTCTTTTACCGTAAAAAAATGACTACAGAATTCGGTTATGGAATCAGACTGCATTTTAATTTGCAGTGCTTCCTCGCTGAATTGCTGTTTTTTTAACGCTGTCTTTGCGGTTTCCGGTTGTTTAAAGGTATGAATTAACTTAAAGATAATTCCACCGGCTTCGGCTTCTATTTTATCCATTAAGTGCGGATCGCGTTCACCTTCCGGCACGACCTTATCAAAGTGGAAAATCACTCTGCGCCGCTCAATACCGCCGTTTCTTTCTGTGAATCGCGTCGGTTCATTGTTGACGATAAGCACAATCGCAGGAATAATCGCTTTAAACTTGCTTTTGTGCTTTGGATCGATATTTACCAAATCACCCGCACTAATGCTTTTTAGTCCGCCACCATCACCGCCATAGCGGGATTGTTCCGGGCATAGAATAAGCGTTTTATTTACAAAGTTTTCACGGCCGCGCGGTTCGTCTAAATCAACTAGACGCCCACTTTCGGTATTTTGTTCTCCGGCTAACATGGTGGCAATTTGCGCAAATACCGATTTCCCACTGCCGCCATTGCCGGTTATTTCAAAGAATAATTGCCAGTTATGACGATTAGTTAAAATCGCGTAAAGTGCAGCTAAGATTGCTTGCTTTTTATCTTCCTTGCCATCCGACACAAAGTCCAGCCAGCTATCAAAGTGCGGTGTATTTTCCGCCTGATTTGTGTAATCGTGCGGAATAAAGGAAATTAGCCAGTTTTCCCGGCAATGCGGGTAAAATTCCAAGGTAGAACGATTTAATACGCCGTTTTTAAAGGCTAATAGTTCCTTAGATTGCTCACCCATTTTCGCCGCTTGAATCTTCACGGTATCAATCAACGAATCAATGGATCGGGCACTATAAGTAAATTCCTGTTCATCGTAAAACTGAACGGCTTTTACCTCCAATTCCGATCTTGGCAGAATCTCCCAATTTGCGCCGGTGTAATGGTAAAGCTCCTTATCTAAGTTGTGTTGCGCAATATCCAGATTCAGCCATTTCACGAACGCGCGGGCTTTTACGTTAGTTCCGTCCTTTTCTTTTAGTTTCGGCGGCGGTGTAATTTTATCCGCAATTTCGACCGCACTTTTATCCGTACGTAGGCGTTGAATGTAACTACTTAAATCTTCCATCATCTGTGCGGCGCCATCATGTAAAACAACATATTCCGCCTTGGTATGCTTCGCCAGATTCTGACAAATTCCGGTGATTTCCGCCTGTGATAATTCGCCATATTGGAAAAGCATGATTGAGCGTTGTTCAGGAATAGCAATTTTTATCCCTGAAATATCTTCAAGCTGCTGTTCGGCAAGAATCACCGGCTTTTGACTAACGCTCATACCTTCCATCAACGAACACAACAATAGCCATTCTTCGCCTTTCCCTTTATTCCAGGCTTGCCAGGCTTTACGCCCGGCAAGAATAATTAAATCAGAATAAGGCGCGTTCGGCTGATCCGCTAAATGCGGCGCATTAGTTAAGCGTGCCATTGTTTACCTCCTCAACGGCGCCTTTCTCAATCGTATGAATGCGCATATTGACTACTTCTTGGAAATAAGAAAATGCGCTTACCAAGGAATTCACTACACAATGTTTTAATAAACCATCTATCAGCTCATCATTGGATAATTCCGCCGCCACGTCTTCCGGATTGGGTGAAGGTGGTTTCGGTGCCATTGCTAATAAATGTTTATTGATAGCCAGTAGTTCATCATGAACAATTTTTAGCCCGCCGAGATATTCAGCGGGATAATCCATAAACTGTTCGGCTAATGCCTGAATTGCTTCCGTCGTATAGGGGAAAGACGAATTAAAGGCTTCATCTTTGCGTTTTCCCATGTTCTGATAACTGATTGAAATCGCGTTTAATTCAACGGCGCTTAGTTTTGAATAGTCCATTGGTTGATTCAGATCCATTATTTCACCTCCTCGCCAAGCATAAAGGCAATACGATGATTAATCTCTGCGATCCCATCTTCCAATAAGCGGTTAATTCCTTTTAATGCTAACTCCATTTCGCAACTATCGACACTGTCTAAATCGGTGTGGGTAAAAAGTAAATTTAACAGCACGTTCACTTCTTCAAGGTTACTTACTTCAGATTTCAGTAAATTAAATTGGAATTGATCGATATGTTGATTAAGCATTGTTTCCCCCTGTAATTTTCAATCCTGCTGTGGTTGCCCGTTTAATTGATTTCAGTGCGTCTGTTGCGCCTTTTAAATGCCCATTGTGAATGTAGTCTTTAGCAAAACCAAGGTAGAATTCCGCTTGTTTAATGGCTTTGGTGAGCTGTTCACTGGTCGGCAAGCGTTCATCTTCAATCTGTTTTTGCTTACGCGGGGCATAAGGTTTTCTTGCTCTACTCATTTTCTCCCCCCGTTAAAGCATAAATCTTCCATTTCACATAAGGCAGAATGAAGAATTCCACGAACCCCTTCAATTGCTATACTAATATCTACGCCGTCCATATCTTGAAGGCGTGATTTTGACATTGCATCTAATAGGGTAGCCGCTTGCCAGCATTTGCTAATGCCTTTGTTAAATTGTTCTTGTTGATTACGCATAAATCACCCCTTGTACGAAAGATAAAACAGGGGTAAGGGTGTCGCTTAAAGTGCGGTGATTTTGGGGTAAGTTTTTCATTTTGGATAGTCCTTGTCTAAATATCAAAAGACTACCGCTGAACTTGTCACGGTTCGGGAGGTAGGGCGTAACAGGGTGACAAACTACTAGACAAGGTAAGTAGCCAGCCGATAAAGGCTGCCCATTACGCCCCACCATTGAGAAGAAATTACGCTCCCCATTTTTGGGGATCGCCTTTCTTTGAGGTGTGCGAAAATCACGAACAAAAAAAGCACGATTGGGCGTGCTGTCCGCCTTGTCTAAATCATTCAGCTTGTCACGGCTGGCTGTAGATTTTGCTACAACGTTGTTAGCATAACCGAAAATAGCGAACGGTTGCAATCTGTGATTTTGAACAGGGGTTTGATTACGCATAAATCACCCCCGTTAAAGTGCGGTCAAAATTGGAAAGGTTTTTCAGGTTGATTCTGCCGACAAGGACTAAAACAAATTCACGGGCTAAAATAGCGCGGGCTTGTAGTTCGCTTTCGGCATTAATGCGGATTTTTTGAATACGGTTTGTAAGGTCGGTTCGGCGTATGCCGGCAAAGATGAATTGATACATTTGCGTAACTCCGTTGATAAATTGATTGGAAGTTGCCGCTAAAGTTCTCAGGCTTGGGCGGTAACGTGTAACGGGCTGAGAAACTGCGATCAACGGAACACAGCAAAGGGCGAAACCTTTCCCGCTACACGCTACCATAGATGGACGCTCTTGACTTTCGAGAAGTGCTAGGCATTCTTTAGGTGTGCGTGCGCTACGCATAAAAAAACACGCATTAGGCGTGTTCTGCGCCGTTGATAAATGATTCGAGTTCTCAGGCTCGGCAGCCGATTTTGCGACTGCGAGAAAACTATAATCAATTTGACCGCACTTTGTAAAGTGATTTTGATCACATTTTTGAAATTTGTCTGTTTTACCTGAATTTAAGGTAAAGCATTCCATAGGCTCGGATGAGCCTGTATAATTTGGATTAGCCATAGTCTTATCCTTAGTAAGATTACTGGTTAGAGGCTTATTAGTGGTAACGACACTTTTAAGCCTCATTGATTTTTGGTGTCTATTGCAATACAATTGGTTGACACTTGATAAACTATAATAAGGTGATAACCCCATGTCAACCACTTTTAAAACGAAAGGCAATAAACAAATAGCCTTAAGAGTAGATCCACAACTTGAAAAAGCCATAAATGATGCTGTTGCTAAAGATGGTGATGCTTCTGTATCTGCTTGGATTAAAAGAATTATCCGCAAAGAATTATCCGCGCGCGGCATTGAGCCGAAGGGCTGATTTATATATTGTGAAATATTTTCATATTGTTTATGATTAAGTTGATTTAAATTCATATTATTTCCTCTTTTATGGATTTGAATCAGAAACGACGGCGTAAGCTTTGTGTTTGGCTCGTTGTCGCTGAAATCATGTAATTTAGCTTTTCTACCTTCTGAACGATTCTTAAGGTAGGGGATTGCGCCGCTTGGGTTGAGCCTTGCGGCGTTTTTCTTTTCAGGCGCTATGCTGCTTGTTTTAAATTAGCGTTCTGCCAAAAATAAAGCGCACTTTGTTCTAATTTTGCTTTGCGGTTGTAGTAATCCATATCAAGCTTAATCATTGTGGCGTTTTCTACCGCCAATAAATCAATCAGTTTTAATTGAGTTTTGCTAAGGTGTTGACGCAAATCGTCATCTTCAGGATAACCGTTAATGCGTAGCCATTTTTTACAACCAGCCCCCAACGCCACGATATAAATCAAGTTATTTTCTCTGGCGTAGGCGTGTGCTTCTTTTTTGCCGGTTAGTCGCTCTCTATATTGGATTGCATCGGTTAGTATTGACTGGTGATTGCTTAGTGTTGATTTAGCCGTGATCCAATCTTCCATCTCATTAAAGCATTTAATATAAGCCTCTTTAAATTGCGCCGCTTTTTTGCCACGAAAACCCATTACAAGGAATGTAAAACCGTCTCGGGTCATTCGATACATTGGGCGCATTTTGCCTTGTTCATCTTTGTATTTTGCCGGCTGAAAATTCAGCTCGCTAAATTCTTTTGAACAATCCAGGTTTTCAATCGCTTGAAGAATGTTTTTGTGCATTTTTCCGAAATAGTCTGCTACAAATAATGAAGTTGTCATTGCCTGTGTTTGATCGTGGAATTTATGCGGAAATACTAAGGTCGATAGTTGCATATTCATTATTACCCCCGAGCGGCTTTTTGTTCTTCAATCCACGCATTCACTTCTTCTAAGTCCCAACGGATAAAGTTTTGTGAAAAACGGATCGGTTGTGGGAATTGTTTTGCTTTTACTAACAGATTTAATTTAGTGCGGCCAAAGCCAACCATAGCGGTGACTTCATTGCCGGGGATGAGTTTTTTAGATTGGGTTTGTGATTGGTTCATAAAAAATACCTATCATTCGTTTAACTTTGTAAAACGCTGTTGCGTTTCGTTGAGTTGTCTAGACGGAAGGTATTAGATAGGATTTTGTTTTTGAATTCGAGAGTCGAAACTATCAATAAAAAATACTAATAGATAAGATATGATGTTACTTACTGAGATAAAAAAAGCGTAAAATCGTATTAGTAATTTTACGCTTAGATTTTATATAAACTTTGGACTGGAACTAGAAAGTAATCTTAAGGCTCTTTTCTTGACTGTTTGTCTAACTGTATCAATTCTTGATATATCATATTCATCTGGGAATAATGTATCTGCTATTTCTTGGTCTCTAAATTTTTCACCTGTTGCCATGCTCCATAACATTAAATCAATATAAGGTATTACTTTATATTCAATAATATTTGATATTTCTGTATCAGATATTATTTTTCCATTGTTTTTTGTTTTTTCTCGGTGTTCGGCTAATACTTTTTTAAACTGTTCTATAATTACTTCATCTGAGAGATTAGTTTCAACAGAAATCAATAATCCAAAATGGTTGTTAATCTCATTAATCATTTCTGAATTATCTAAATCTAATTCTATATAATCATAAATAGACACATCATCTATAATACTTTCAGTATAAGTATTTTTAGCTTTATGTTGATCGATATATTCACTCAAATTATCTAATGTTTTAATAAATTCATTATTTCCTTTTGTTTTTGCTATTTGATATAAGAAAAATATACTGGATTCAGATATTTTATTTATTGCATCTTGTGAGTTGAATAGACTATCTGGGGTAAATTCAAGATTTAATGAGAATCTTGATATATCTTCTTTATTTATATAAAGTAGTTTATCTTCTTTATGCTTTAAATAGTTATAAGCATTTCGTCTAAGTAGCCAAATGTTTCTCCATTGACCACGGTTCATAGATTTTAAGTGTTCATAATTATTTAAATTAAACCAACTTGGAATACTTGCTCTTTTTTTCATAAATGCCCCTTTCGCATTTGCCCTTATGATAGGAACGCACCAACAAGATAAGGTTTCTTGCTTTCGGGGATCAGCCTAGGTGCGTTTTATTTGGTTATTATTTTATAACGTTGAGCTACGTTAAGCTACGGTTATTTTATGCAAAGGGATTGTGTTGTATAATGACGGTGCTATGAATTTAGGCATAGATTCATAGTCCTTTAGGGCGGTGAGCTGTGTCGGGCGAGCCGCCCAGATTGATTCGACATAGACAAAGTGCGGTTAGTCTGATCTTGTTCGTAATTATAATTTGCATTGATGATTCTTATCGTTAATCCCCTCTGTATCGTGGGGATTTTTTATTGGCATTATTTGATCACTTTCTTTAATTCGCTTTCTACGGTCGTTTTACTTGATTTAATGCCCTGTGCTCTGCGCTTTGTTTTGTTCTTTTGATAAAGTGTTGTGCTTTTACGCCGTGTTTTGTGCCTCTATCGACCATATGCCAGAAATACGGATCATTAACATAAACTTTTACCGGGCCTGTCAATAAAGTTCCTTTTTTGGTGCGCCGGTTACGTTTTCTTTCTCTTGTTATTGTTGATTTGTTTTTATTGGAGAAAAATATTTCTGTTTCCCCGGCGAGTTGGTTTTTATCTAGCTTGGTTTTATGGCGAATATTTTTCTTTAATACGCCTTTTTCTCTGAAATTGGTGCTTTTGGGCATAATCGGCACAATAGGCTTAAGTGCCTTTTTAACTTCTTTTGCGCCGGCATTAAGCCCTTTTCTGACCGCCTGCTTTGCACTTTTTTTCATTTCTTTGTTGAGATTTTTTAAATTTGCTTGTAATTCTTTTAAACCTTTTATTTGAACTGACATTATTTACTCCAATAATAAAAAATTGAATAGAGGACTAAGGTATAAGCTATCATGTAGAGAAGTTCTATATTCATAGATCCACCCCGTTAAATTGTTCCAATGCCTGTTTATGTTCTTCCGATAACTCAAAAATCAGATCACCATATTCAAGCTGATAGGTGCCGAATGACATCAAGAAAGCCACTGCCGGATCGATTTTATTTGCCGCCTTCTTCTTGTTCGGTTTTATGTTGGCGTTGGCATCAGTTTCCATTACCACATTGGATAATGCCCACGAAAGCACCGGATCGCCGTGGTGTTCTATCACTTGGCGATTAATCAACACTTCCACACTTTTCGCCACCGGGCTAAAGCGCTGGTAAGTTTGCGGGAAAGGTTCCACTTCCAAGCCTGCCGCCTGTAACTGTGTTCTTAAGTGTGTGGCGTTCCAGACGTCAAAGCCAATCATTTTGATATTGAAGTTTTCGGCGTCTTTTAAAATATCATCACGGATTTTGTCGTAGTCGATACAGTCGCCCTCTGTGACAATTAACCACCCTTGGCGTACCCAGTTACGATAAACGGCCCGATTCTTGTTGGCCACATTATCAAGCTGATATTCGGGAATATAGTGCCGGGTAATCAACCGCACTTTTTTTCCTTGCGGAAAGGTATAACAAAGGCTGGTTAAGTCGTTGGTGCTGGATAAATCCAAGCCTAAATAGCAATCCTGATGAAGTAAGTCGCCTTCGGTGTAATCCCGCGCACATTGCGCCCAGTTTCCTTCGCCTAGCCATGGTGTGGTTCCTTGGCACCAGACATTAAAGCGCTTAGTTAGCATTTCCACCCATTCGGAAGGAATCCCCCGGGCCTTTTTAATGGTATTTTCAAAATCAAGGTAAGGAATGGACTTGCCGATATTCGGATTAGCCTTGATCCAGTTTTCCGGGTTATCAATTTCGCTTTCGTCATCCAGTTCAAAAATCAGAATAAAAATGCTGTCGTTTTGCTCGTTGCCTTCCAGTATTTGCGCGCAATAGTCATAATGCTGTTTACAAGCTGAAATGATATTACTGCCGGCTGTGGTAATGGCAAATAGTAAACCTTCGGGGCGTGCGCCTTGTCCTAGCTCTAATGCGCTGTAAACGCTGTTGTCGGCGTGTAAATGGTATTCGTCCACGATAGCAAGGCTTGGATTGGTGCCTTCGATAGTGCTTGATTTAGCCGCTAATGGGCGCATTAAGCTGTTTGATTTTGGGTTGATTAGCTTGTGTTGCATTATGTTGATCCGCTTTTTTAGCGGTTTGGATAACAAACACATTTGGCGCGCATCATCGAACACAATGCGGGCTTGGTCGCGGCTGACGGCGGCGGTGTAAATATCTTGTTGGCCCGATTCCATCAGTAAAAACCAGTTGGCCAAGACTGCGGCAACGGTAGATTTAGCATTTTTCCGCGCTACTTGAATATAGGCGGAACGGTATTTTCTCAAGCCGGTATCAGTGCGCTTGAAGCCTAACAGGTTGGCAAATAGAAACGTCTGCCAGTCTGAAAGCTCGATAGGTTGCCCGCGTAAATGCCCTTTAACGTGCGGACATAAGCGGGAGAACGCCAAGAATTTATTCACTGTGCTTTCATCAAAGTAATAAGCGGGATTGTCTAAATCCTCAAGGTAACGGCTTACCGCCTGTTTGATTTTCTTACAGGCGACAATCTCCCCGGCTTGAATTTTCAGTGCGTACTCGTGCCAAGCGGTCATATTACATCACTAAGATTTCATCTAGACGGTCGGTAATATCTTCTTCCACCGGATTTTTACGACGGCTCACCGGATCAAAGCCCAATAGAGAAGACATCTTAATCATGACTTTTTCCGCATCGGCTTTCGCGGACAATGCCGGGTTTCTGGATTGCGTACCTTGGCTATTCACGATAATGAAGCCATTTTTCGCTAAATCCGCCACAGAATGGCGCCAAATCGCGTAGTTTTCGCAATAAATTTCAAGGTTTGTTAAATCTTCCGGCTTAATATCGCCACGTTCTGAAAGTTGCTTAATGCGAGCTTTCCATTGAGTTTTTGCGATTTCATCTAAGAAATCAGGGGTTTTATAACTTTTTCGCTTGCTCATTCACTTTCCTCTTAACCATTTTTTATAACCGATCCAAATTTGGATTGGTTGGATATAACCGGCCCAAATCTGGGCGCGTTAAACATTCCTTATTTTCAAAAAAATTGCCGTGCGTAAAAATTTGAGTAGGGGGGCGGTCGTACCGGCTTGTGCTTTTCTTTCTAAAACTCCCCCCCACCTGGTCAACTTATCTCTAACTTGTTGATTTTAAAGCAGAACGCAAAAATGCACTCTGTCTATCTGTTTGATTTTAAAGCAAAAACCAAACTTGGACTTTGTCTATCTATTCAGCCAATCCAAATTTGGATCGGCCATAAAGGGTTAAAATATTCCTTGATACCTACCAACTGTTGCGATATCGCAACGGTTCAGGTATAGACAGACGTCTGCCTATAGTTCAACTGTTACCTTATGGCAACGGTTAAAGCATGGTGTTATCACCACAGTTCAGTTATAGACATATGTACACAACTGAATTATGGTCATAATGACCACGATTCAGGTATGGGAAAAATCACCATCCCTTTTACTTCTTCGCTCCATAACCTCGCTTATCAATTACCCTTGTCTTATAGCTATGGCAATCACGGCATAAAGCCTGATGATTGCTTGCTACCCAGAACAACGGATCAGCTTGTCCGTTCTCTACCGGTTTGATATGGTCTATCACTGTTGCCGGTGTGTATTTCCCTTGTTCTAAACACATCACGCAAAGGGGATGATGCTTTAAGTATTGCTCGCGGTATTTACTCCACTTATGGTTGTAACCGCGTGCGCTACTGCTTGGGCGGTTATCCTTTGGCTTATGTTCCTCACATCTGCCGGACTTTACTTTGTTTCTACATCCGGGATAGCTACAACGTCTTAATGGTTGGTATGGCATCGGTTACTAAATCCTTAGTAAGCGCACGGTTCTCTATACACTTCCCATAATGCGGAAATCGTCATCGGTGCCGGTTTAAGGTTGGCTAAGTCGGTGACGGCTTCGCGGTTAGTGTAGAGATAGGCAATATACATTAAGCAGCCGACTTTAATCGCTGGAGTAAAAAGCACGGTCTTTTCTGTTTCTTCTTCCCCAAAGGTCTTGCCAATATGCTTTTGAGCGACTTCAAGCGCGGCCACAATATAGCCTTTCAATAATCCATCATCTAAATTAAAATCGGCTGTAAGATTTAATTGATCTTTCACTTCATTAAGGGTTATTAATTGTTCAATATCTGGCATATGCTTCACCTTCCTTACACATCAGCTGTAATTCTCTATGCGCTTCTTTGCCATCAATAACGGAATAAACATCTAAATAACGATCACCATATTTCACCCGCATTTTATTGGTTATATTGACAAGGTAGCGAATGCGAATGCGGATAATGTTTTCACCCATTTGAAAAGGTCCGCTAAAATATTCACGGCCTTGCAATGGCTCAATACTCGCCCGAATTGTTGCTACATCCTCCCAGATTGGCTCTCGCGCAGTATTACGGTTATTAACTTCCCTTTCTTTGTCATAGTTGCGTTGCTGTAGTGTAATCACCTTGTTATAAGTTCCGGCTTTAATCATTCTCGCCATCTTTATCCTCTTTGCGTTTTACTTCTACGGTTTGTTTCCATGCTTGGCTGAATTCTTCTCCACCAGCATAAGGTGGTAAACCTTCACGGCGGCGGACTTCATTAGGGCACATAACGCCCGCCTTAATCGCCACATCGTAGCTATTGAACCGTTCATTTTGACTGGTGCGCAATAAATCGCTAGTATCAAATTCGATTAAATAACGCTTCTTACTGTTGCTGCCTAAATCAATCATCAGGGCGTCTTTAAGCTGTTGTTCAAAATTAGTTAGCCACGGGCGTAAGGTTTGCGATAAGAAGGCGCGGCTTGCTTCACTGAAATTTGAATAACTGCTATTAGAATAATCCTGTAAGAAAATCGGGCTAATGTTATAGATTCTGGCAATATCGGAAATCGTGAAGGTACGGCTTGCCAGCCATTCTGCATCTTGATTAGTCATGCCTAATTGCTTATATTCCATTGAACCTTCAAGGATTGGCGTTTTTCCGGCATTCTTCGCACCTTTATAACGTTCAAGCGCTTTCACCGCTTTTTGTGCTTTGGCTTCATCTAACCATTCGGCAGTAGTAATTAAGCCGCTTGCCATTAAGCCATTTTTCATCATTGCCGATCCGTGTTTCTGTTGAGCAATACCTAAGCCTACGGTTTCACGACAAATCGCAATCGGCGAACGTCCCATAAAACCATCAAGGGAAGAATGGCGTAAATGGAGGATTTCATCTTGAAGATAGTTTTTGCTATTGCCGTCTAAGTCTGTAATCTGATAGATATACTCGCCACCAACTTTGCGATAAATATTGACTGCACTTGGCGGATATGGAGTAAGGCTGACCGGTTCGCCTTTGTTATTCCATTCAATCACTGCATAAGCGTTACCATTTAACAGGCAATGGCGCATCATCGTATATTTAAACTGATACGGTGTTTGACTGCGGTTCGGCATTTCATTCAGTAGATAGTCCACCGGGTGACGGTAAACACGTTCGCGCCCATCATCTTTAAGCTGATACAGATAACAAGGCATACTAGCGACCGCTTCGGCTATGACGGTAACGGCATTCATCACCGCCGGCAGACTTTCCGCCGTGTTCGGGCTGACAAATTCCCCTGCGCCGGTATTCGATACGCCGAGATAAGAAAGCAGTTCATCAATAGTCATCGGGGCGCTACGTTGTTCTTTTCGTCTAAACGGGTTCCACATCTTATGCCTCCGCCACATCAAGCCACTGTTTCAAAAGTGCGGTCGATTTTCCTTGCGCGTTTGCCATAGAACGCTTGGCAATCTCAACACTGCTTTCAGGGTATGCCGGAATGCTGGTGACGGTAATCTCAAATAATTCCGCTTTAGCAACGGTGCGCTGAAAAGGCTCTACATCAAAGTTCCAGGTTTCTTCTTTTGCCCAAAAGCCAAACGACATTCCGGAAATATCGCCACGTTCAACACTAACCAATAAATCACGCCCTAAGGTGGTATCAGGCGGCATTAACTCAAAACGTAAGCCTATGACGTCTTCTTCCAGTTTTAAGGTGCCCGCACGGGTGCGCCCTAATAGTTTGGTGTGATCGTGTTCAAACAAGGCGCGCACATCAGCACCGCTACTTAAACTTTCACTAAAGGCGTTCGCGCTGAACTGTTCCACAAAGTCACAATAAAGCACTTCGGAAGGGCTGTTCCACTTCACCACATAGCCGATCAGTTTTTTATTCTCACTGTCTGCCATGATTTCAGATGAACGGACTTCAAATTCTTTATTCATACTTTCCCTTTTAACCAAAAAGGGGCTTAATGCCCCTGTTGGAATTTGACGATTAAGCCGCAACTTCAATGAACTTGATTGCGTTACTATCTACCACGCCACCGCCTAAATATTTATCGGTGTGGACTTTGTAGAAGCCCGGTTCGGTAATGTTATCTGGACGGGTTCTTACGCCGGTTTCATGGTCAACGATGAAGTAACCGCGTTTAAAATCACCAAAGGCAACAACCGGCTTATTCGTACCGCTTGCCGGCATCGTTTCAAGGAAGTACACCGGACGACCTAAAAGGGTAGAAGGCGCATCAACAGTTAAACCATCACGCCAGATAAAATCGCCGTTTTTGTTTTTAAGTTTTTGTAATGCCGCCGCGATAGTGGAAGACATCACCCAAACAGCATTTTTACGGTATTTGCTGTGCAAGGTGTAGAACAAATCGATCAGGGTGTCTGCATCGATTTTCGCCGCGCCGGCTACTTCGATTTTTTGTAGTTTGCCAAAGGCGCGTGCTTTGTCTTCTTCGGCGCTGCGTTCATAGGACAAGAAACCTTTAGATTTTTTTGTACCATCACCGGCAGTTAAATCGGTTTCTTCGGTTTCGGTAAAACTTTCAGAAATTTCATCAGTCAGCCAGCCTAAAACATCAATGCTTGAAAAGTCTAAGATTTCTTGAGTAGTCTTCGGATAGGCGTAAATTGGATTTAACGCAATGGTGACTTCGTGTAGTTTCGGTGTGGCGGTGCCGTTACGGGCTACGCCTTCTTCACCATGTGCCACCACTGCACCACCGGCAGAAACCAATTTTTTATATTCTTTCGCACCAATCGGCAAGCGGACCACGTTACAAATCTGACGCATAACGCTATCATCGGTTAAGCGTTTCATGACGTCTTTGTCTAATTGTGGGATCACGGTATAACCGCCATCTTCTTGGCCGGTGGTGGAAAGATTCCGTAACTCACCCGTTTTAACGTAGTGGCGCAGTTCGTCATTGCTGAAAGTTTTACCGCGTGTTTCTACCGGCTTTCCTTTATCCGCAATGTTCCGTTCTTCATCCGCTACCGCTTCATAACGGGCGATTTCATCACTCACTTGCTTAACTTCACCTTTCAACTTTTCAAAGTCAACATTTTCAGTTTCGGTTAGTGAGCGGTTTTCTTGTTCCGCTTTTTCAAGCATGGCGCGCATTTCTGCGACTTTTTCCGCCTTGTGTTGGCGGAGTCCTAAAAGTTTTTTAAACATATTTTTTACCCTTGATAGGAGATTTCATAATGTAAATTAGCCGCAATCCAAGCCGCATTTGTTTCATCATAGGTATAGCTATATTTCACTAAATTGAAACAACTCACAGCGTTTAACTGCGCCTGGCTTAAATGTTGGCGGATTAACTCAGCCACGGCATCTAAGCCCGCTTCGGTCATAAAGGGTTCTAAATAAATACCGATGTTGATCGTACCGTGCCACTCTTCATCACAAACCGTTAATTCTTCCGATTCGGTTTCATCAATGAAAACAGCAATCGCCGGAAGTTCTTCTTCTAGATTAGTAAAAACCGGCCGGCCATTAACAAATCGACTAATACCCGGAATTTTGCCTTGAATGGCGGCTAAAAATTCCTGTCGGATTTCGTTATGAATATTCATAATAACCTCACTAAATTTATCTTAATTAAGACGGCTTATAAAAAGCCCATAGAACAATATATACACAAAAAACAGGAAGTAAATGCCTTAAAAATTAATCGGTTAGCTACGTTAAGCTACGGTGAGTAGGTGAAATTTGATTGCTTGTTTTTTATACAAAAAAGGAAAGGGAAATATTATTTAGATAGGGATTTTATCTATCTTAAAAAGAGTGAACACGGTGTACACCTAGTGAATACTTAAGGGAAAGGTATTCACCAATATAACTATATAATAAATAAAGATAATTTATATAAAATATTACAAAGGTGAACAGGTGAACACCTTTTATAAAATTTTATACTATTGATAAAGTTTAGTGATAATATTTCTTAGGTCTAAGACGCTAAGGACGCCTAATAAAATCTTTTAGTAACTACCATAGTAACTATGAGATTTTTACTTTGTTTTAACTTATTGATATTTAAAATACATTTTATTTAGATCAAGTCTTGCTCAGGCACCATAACACAAAACGGTAGGTTTTTTAACTTACCGTTTTTCTTTTGTTATCTATTGTTATTTTGTTTTATTTCAATAAGATAACGTCAATTTTATCCATTCCTTAAAAAATTAATTTGCGTTTCTTTTGTTATTTGTTGCTTAATATTATTATTCAATTACACCAAATTTACGCCCTTTTATGGAGGAATTTATGGCAACAATTCGTAAGCGTGGAAATACTTATAGTGTAAAAATGGGGCGCAGGTCGATAACATTTAAAACAAAATCAGAAGCTAATGCGTGGGCGGTAGATCAGGAACGAGAGATAGAAAATTTTAAAAAAAGGGATTATGCCTGATGTGTTGTTTTCTGCTGTGATTGAGCGTTATCAAAATGAGATTTCGGTTAAAAAACGCGGAGCAAGAAATGAAATTATGCGCCTTAATCGTTTTTGGAAATATGATATTGTGCATTTGTATTTGAGAGATCTACGCAAAGAAGATTTTGAAAGGTGGCGTGAGTTACGCTTGATGGAAGTTTCTGAGGCGAGTGTACGGCGTGAAATGGTGACGATTTCTAATGTGTTGACGGTGGCGGCAGTTGCTGGCAAAACATCCATGATTGGGGTTGAGAAACCAAAAAACTCCGCAGAAAGAACGCAGCGATATTCGCAGTAAGATATTGATGGGATTTTAAGTGCGGCTAATTATTCAGAAGAAATAGAGATAACAACTTGTTGGCAGCGTGTGGCGGCGATGTTATTTGCGATTGAAACGGCTATGCGAGCAGGAGAAGTTGCAGGGTTGACCTTTTAGCCCCGGTTCGGTATCTAAAATGGTTTCGTGAATGGCGAGAACAAGTTCAATCGTAATCATTTGTAGGCGAGTACTTTGATTTCTTTATTGTGCGTTTTGATAATTCTTTTCGCCGCAGAAAGTGCAACCCGTTTTCCTGCCTTGCCTTTTAATTCCATTTTAACGGGTTTTGTATTCGGTGCCCTCATTGTGTTTCTCCTATAAAAAAAGCCGTTAGAAACGGCTTATAGTGTAGTTACCTTAGCCTATAGGGCGGCGGGTGTCAATTGGCCTTTTTATAATTAGAGGCTGTATTTTTATATTGGTTATATTCTTTCTGAATAGCAAAAATGACATTTTTATATTTAGGCCTAAAATAGGCAATATTATTTAACATACCTACTACTTTAGGATATTGAATGCCTAAAAATTGAAGACGCGATAATGGCATTGTATCGGGTGGATTTAGCGGCATATCAGGTCACTATGGCGATGTATGTGCAGCAGCTCGATGAAAAAGACATTACGGCTGCATTAAATATTTCTCCTGCTAAAATGTATCGTCTGCACAATCGTGGTATCAGTTTTTTACAAGGTACGTTCGCTGTGTTGAAAATTAAGTATCAATACATCGGATGGATAGCAGCAAGCTCACCTATATGGTCTTTAATGTGACTGGGGAAGTGCGGTCGATTTTTACCGTATTTTTTAATATTTGCATCTTGATTTGTGTGTATTTGTGTATAAAAATGCATTTTGATTAAAACAAAGGAGGGCGCATGTACTCAAGCGATTTAATCAGGGCGCTTAAAGCTCACGGTTGTTACTTTGTTAGGCACGAAAAAGGCGAGCCTCAAATTTAGTTTTTACCAAAATAGGAAAGCAATTTCCTGTTCAGCACCCAAGACAAGACCGTACCTAAAACAAGATCTGGCAATCGGAACTTTAAAATCCATTAAAAAATCGGCAGGGCTTTAAGCTCTGCCGAGCTTAATCAAAGGAGTATCGAATGATTTTTACTGTAGGTGTTGGAACTCCAGAAAATGAAAACCAAGCATACGGAATGATTGTTCCTGCATTTTGCCAATTAGATTATGGTTGTTTTAGTGGAGCGGATGATGTCGATGATTTATTACCAATGGTTACAGAAGCAATCACAATGATGCTTGAAACAATGGTAGAAGACGGCTTTGATCTTACTGCGCTAAAAGATAAGGGCGTAACGTATTATAAAGCTGAACCTGAATATGCTGATTTTGATACTTGGCTTTTAGTTGATGTCGATCTTTCAGAATATTTAGGTAAAAAGCAACGCATTAACGTTTCTCTTCCAGAATATTTATTAACTCGCATTGATCGCCGTGTTGCTGCAATGGGAAATTACTATAAAGATCGTAGTCATTTCTTGGCAAACGCAGCGCACCGAGAGTTACACGCGCATTCAGATAAAGAAATGTAGTTTTTCCCAGCCTTTGACAGGCTCTTATTTCAAGGGCAGGAGTTGTTGCAAGGTCTCAAAAAACTTATAAACAGCGGAATTGATTCACCCCGTCAGCGTGATTTTTTTGTCTCTAAAATTTGAGAGTTTTACTACCATTATAAAATTCTAAATGACCGAGGGTGCGAGGAATACAATACCACAAGGGAATAACTCCGCTTGATTATATGCAGGTTTTGAACTGTCGGTCACCTAATTATGGGTAAACAATTAATCCCTCAAAAGGACACATAAATTTACATTGGCAAAAGTAGCAACCGTAAATGGCCCTCTAACTTCTGCGCGATCAAAAACATTGAAGGCAACGGCGATACGCTGACCGAAGAAGACATCACCACCATGTATAGTGAAGGTACCGAAACCGAAGCGGGCGAAATTGAGTACGGCTCAATCAAACTGACCTTCTTCTATGTCTTCGCAACGAAAATGCAGCAAGACTTACGCAAAAAGTTCTATGCTAAAGAAACCTTTCTGTGGATGATGGTTTTGAAAAACGACCAAGGCTCACTCTACGGCACAGGCTTTATCTAAACATCGCCAAACTGGAGCAGTGAAGTGAAAGGCAAATTTGAATCTGGCATGACCATTAAGAAAGCCAAACGCAATTACTTATTGCCGGTAGCATAATCAATGAGACCGTACCAAAAAGTGCGGTCATTTTGTTAAATGAATGGAAGAGTTGAAATGAACTTACGTGAAAAACTTTTAGCAACCAAACCAAAAGTGGTGTTTTTTGAATATAAGGGTGAAACTTACTACATCCCCGATCTATCCGTCGGTGAAAATAACCAAATTATTTACAGTCAGCGCGAACACTTGATTAAATTAGCCTTGGCCCAAGACAAAGAATTAAATTTAGCGAATCGTTAAATCTGCTATCAGTCCTTTAATTATTGCATTTTCTTCCTGCATTGCCCGATTACGTTCGTCGCATGGCTGGATTCTTTTAAGTTTTCACCCAGTCGTGCGACAATGTATTTCGCATTAGTGCCGATTAGTTCGTTTTGGCTCAATAGCCATTGCTTGAATCGTTCTTTCATAGATGTTCTCCTGTGTTAAAAGACGAAAGGAAAATATCCACGAAAGAAATTGCGGTCGAATTTCATTATAAAAATCTGCGATCCGCGTCGCAAAATTGAAATAAATTCGGACGAAAACTTACAGGAATATTTAAGATTCTTTAGAATATAACCTATAGTTAAAAAAGGAATCAATATGAAGAAAATATTTTTGGCCACATTGTTTATTTTTTTGACTTCTTGTTCAACGAGTCAAGTTTCTTTAAATAAAGCAAATCCAGTCCCCAAAGATAGGGTTCTATCTTATTCTGAGTATAATCCTGATTATGCTAAGGTAGAAATAACTCGCGATTCTGGGCCTCTAGGAGCGGGGTGTTATCTGAGTGTCATTTTTAGGGACTCTCATTTGGCTAGATTTGATGTATCTGAGAAGGCAACTTTTTATTTACCGGAGGGGGAATGGAGTTTTGCTGTCGCGCCAGATCCCATGGGAAATGGTTTGTGTTCCCCTGCTTTAGGATTTAATCCAGCATTTGAAAAAAAAGTTGTAACGAAGGGGCAAGATAATTTATTTAGAATAAGTTCTCGGGCTTATAGACGTCCGCAATTATTCATTATGAAATAGATAAAAGCTTGCTATTATTTCATACGTTAGAAGTATGAAATTAAAAGTTGAAATACTGGAGGGAATATGGAATTTTTAGAAAGCCTAGGTGTCATTTGGCTAACTTATAAATTAAGAAAAGTCATCTTCCTTTTGGCTGCTGTTGGATATATTTCTTTTTTCGGTTATATGTCTTTCGGTGGAGGTTTAGTCGGTTCCCCGCTTTGGATTTGGGGCTTGTTTGCATTACTCAACGGTATTACTGTTTTAGCAGTTGGAAATATCATTGAATTCAATGTTGAGAAATCTCGACTGCACAAATAATCGTTAATTAATTTTTAGAAAAGGTTCGCTTCGGCGAGCCTTTTTTATGGAGTAAATATGGCTGGCAAATTAGGTTCACCGAATATTAATCTTGACTTTAGATTCAGTTCAATTTTCGCAATGGTTGGAGCGCGCACAAAAAAGTGCGGTTGAATTTGCCACAGCAACAAACAACAATCTAAATTCGATTGAACAGAATGTATAAAGATTAACGAGATGCATCTAAGGTGCGGATCAGTTAGTTAAAGTAAATTTGTTTGCCAGCATTTCGGTGAAAAAAGTGCTGTCGTTCGCCGACGAATACACGGAACTCGGAAACCGCATTAGACTTGTAACGAAAGACTAAGCGGAACAAGCGGCCGCAATGCGGGATATTTTTGACATCTCTACCCGCACATATCAAAGCCTATCCGCTACTGGGTAGGTTTACACCAAATTAGCAAGCGCGGGAGAACAGCTTGGGCGCACGCAGAAGAACACGGCGAGCCTAACCGAAACCGTCAACAAAACTATTGTGCTATCCGGTGTAAGTGGGGCATCTGCCGAAGCAGGTTTATTGCCATTTAGCCGAGCGTTGGATAAGGGCGTATTAAACGGGCAAGAACTCATCTCTGTTATGACCCAAATGCCGGCACCTGCTAAAGCGATTGCCGACGGAATGAACGGCGAATTATACCGTTTTTATGCCGGCACCAATGAAATGCGCAAGCCTATTGTCTGGCAGGGGCATACATACGAAGCCTACGGCGTAAGTGCCAATTGGCGGGCAGTATCTTTACAATTTCAACTATCCGCTTAAACAAATGATGGCGAAAGCTAAACAGTTTATTCAATCCAATACTGAACAATTGGCATTAGTCAAAGCCTTTCACCAATTGTTAGATTAAAACGTGACCAAAACCGACCGCACTTTTAAGGTGCGGTTTTTTATGGAGTAAATATGATCACAATAAAACTCTACGGCAGTCTTAAACAACAATTTGGCAGTGAATTTAAGCTTGATGTAAGCTTGTGGGTAAGGGGTATCAAAAATGACACAAATATCATAAAGGAAATTTTATGCAAAAAACAATCTTAGCTTTACTTATTGCAAGCGCATTAGTCGCTTGCTCAACACAGTATAAATCGGATTATACGACTAAGCCGGTATTTTGTTATCAGCTCGTACCACAAGACCAACAGCCCGGTAAAAACTGTATCGGCGCTGGTGGTGGAAGTCATTGA